CGGTGCCGAATTGGATGTCGGGGGCGGCGACGAACGGGAACGTGACTTGGGCCCGGGCCGCCTGGCGGCCGCCACCGACGGACACCGACGCCAACGTGACAACGCCGACGGCGACGGGGGGTTGTCCGGCGCCGGGGCCCATCCCGAAGTAGGCGTAGGCGTTCTCGCCGCGATGCTCGTACAGCCACGCCGCCAGTCCGACGATGTTGGGGTCCTGGTAGACGTCGAGGGCGACGGAGAACGTGTCGGCGGCCGGCGTGGTGATGACCTCGGGCATGTCGCACCAGGTGCCGTCGAGGTTCTCGGTCGTCGAGTTGGTCGTCGCGGTCAGCACGCCGGTGACGACCTGGCAGCCGAACGCGTCGGCCGACGTCGTGTAGTCGGCCGGGTCGACGTCGGGCAGCACGGCGCCGGCGGGGGCCTGCCACGACGGCAGATACCCGACGGCGGCGGTGTCGACCAGGTCGAACGCCAACACGCCGGCGGTAACACGGAAGATGGTCTTAGACATGGGCGAGCACTCCTAACGGTTCCGGGCACAGGGTGATGCGGTCGACGGTGACATCCACCGCCGTCGTCAACGTGCGCACACGGGGCCCGTCGACGTCGATGTCGCCAGGCGTCGCGTAGGACGGGTCGGCGGCGAGCTCGAGGGCGACGGCCCACACCACGTCGCCGATGTCGTCGAGGGCGAGGACCTGTTGGGCGTCGGCGCCGTCGACGACGGCGACGACGGGGAATGTGACGATGACGACGGGGGCGCCGTCGTCGTCGGCCATGCGCCGGGCCGCGATGTCGACGAACACGGCCGGCGTGGCCAGCTCGAGCGGCCGGGTCGAGGTGACGACGATGCCGGCGTCGAGGTCGGCGAGGGCGAGGACCAACGCCGCGGTCAGCGTGGCGCGGGCCTCGGCGGTGATGGTCACGCCGGCGCCCACGTCGAGCCGTGCATGTACGGGGCGAGCAGGTCGCGGTAGCCGGCGACCGGATCCCGCGGGATGCGTAGGGCGCCGGTGTCGCCCCACGCCTCGGTCAAGTCGGACTCGGAATCCTTGAACCGGTAGACCCGGATCGCGGTGCCGAGCGCGGCCCGCCACACCGCCGGCGGCCACGGCGCCACGATCGGCACCGTCACGGTCGGGTCGCCCCGGGTGAGCTCGGCGTACACCAGGGCGTTGGCCACGGCGGTGCACTCGGTCACGTAGGCCTCGTCGGGGTCGCCCGACTTCTTACGGAGTCGGGCCATGACATCGGCCGGGGTGACGTAGTCCGGCGGCGGATCCGGCGGCACGCTCACTTGGACTTCGCGGTGGCCTTGGCGTCGGCGTCGGTGGCGGCGGCCTCGATGGCGTCGTCCATCATCGCCCGGTCCACGTTCACCTCGCGCCGAGTCAGCGGCACGACCGGCGGCAGGGTCACGGTCACCTCGACGATGCCGGCCGGCAGGAACAAACCGGGCGTCCCCATCCCCCAGATCGCCACGTTGGTGCCGAGCTTTTCGACGTCGTCGGCGGTCACGATGAACGGGCCGTCTTCGAACCATGCCGCGGCGCCGGCGTTCGTCACGATCATGGTGCCGGCCGCCAGGCCGGGGGCCTCGGTCATCTCCAATCCGGAGATGTTGACCCGCAGCGTCGACGCCGACGCGGTGCCGGAGATGTTCTGCGTGCCGTACTGCGGCGGCAGGAGCCACGGCGCCGAGCCGAGGGCGGCGAACACGTCCGGCGCGGCCAACACGACCGACGCCGGTTCGCCGGTGGCGTCACGGACCGCGGCCGACGCCGCGAACAGCACGGCCCGCAACGCGGCGCCGTCGGTGTCGGCGGCCAAGTCGTAGGTGGTGGTGACGCCGGCGCCGGCGCCGATGACGGCGTCGAACGCAAACTCGGTCGTCTGCCCGAACGCGATGTTCAAGATCCGGTTGTAGAGCGCGAGGTAGGCGGGGGAGGAACGCCGGATCAACTGGAACGCGACGTCGGATCCGCCGGCGTAGGTGTCGAGCGTCGCCGACCCACGCTTGAAGCTGACCTTCACCGAGTTGATCGCCGATTTCTGGGTCAGCTGCTTGGCGACGATCGCCAACAGGTCGCCGTCGTAGTACGGCCAGTAAATGTCCATCCCGGCCGAGCCCGGTGAGCGGGGCCCGCCGAGGGCGGTGATCCCGGGGCGGCCCCGGTCGACGATGCCGAACACCTCGGTCAGCCACGTCGGCGGCATGAGTCCGGGGTTGTCCAACGTGACTTGGTCGAGCAGGGCCCGCCCGACGGTGCCTTGGCGGGCCAGGGCGTCGAGCTCGCGCCACGTGTGATAGCTCGAGGTGAACGCGGTGTTCAGTTCGGCGGCGCGGTCGTCGCGGGCCTCACGGGCCGCGGTGACCAGCCCACGGAAGGAGTCGAACCGGGCCAGCGGGCCGGCGCGGCCGCCGCCGGCGCGGCCGGCGGGGCGGCCGCCGTAGCGGGCGAGCTCGCGGCGCACCACCTCGGCCAGATCGGCCCGGCCCGTCTCCGCCGGCGGGGCGTCCGGGTCGACCGGGGTGGCGTCGGCGTCGTCGTCGTCGGTCGTCTCGTCGTCGTCCTCGTCGCCGCCGGCGGCGCGGGCGGCGGCGGCGAGGGCGCCGGGGAACGCGCCCCGCCCGGGCGGCAGCACGACGGCGATACCGGTCAGGGCGCACGGCTCCGCCGCGGTGCGCGCCACCGTGCCACGGCCACCCATCGGGACATCCGTCTCGAGCGACACGTCGACGTAGCCGAGGGTGCGGGCGAGCTCGTAGACGTCGCGGCCGCGGGCCGTGTTGGCCAACGTGAGCGTGGCCCAAAGTCCGTCCGGTCGGGAGTCGAACCCGTCGGCCCGCCCGATCGCCTGGCGGTCGGCGTTGAGCCGGCCGGGGCCGCCGCCGGCCGGCACGTGGCCGTCGTAGATCACGACCCGCTCATTGGGCACCAGCGATCCGGGGGCCCATGTCTCGTCGTAGAACGTGCGGCCGTCGTCGGTGACCCGGGCCGCGGTATCCCACGGCACCACGCACGCCTCGAGCACCAAGTCGCCGGCCGCCACCTCGACGGCGGCGCGGCCGGCGGCGTGCCAGACCGGGGCGAGCTCGAGCGTGGCGGCGCGGGCGGCGGTGACGGTTGCGGTCATTGGTTGACTCTTGACGGGTCGGTGAGCGGTGACGGATCCGGTAGCGGTTGCGGCGGCGGTAACGCGGCGAGCTCCGCGGGCGATAGCGGGGGCAGGGACTCGGCGGCACGCACCTCGGCGACGGTCAACCAACGGCCGAGGGCGGCCGAGTAGGCGGCGTACCGGCCGGCGAGGTCGGTGCGCAGCAGCTCGGCGGTGTCACACCGCACCGTGTTCCCGGCCGGACGCAGATCACTGAACGCGGCGTCGACCCGGGTCAGGTACTGGCCCAGTCCCAGCTTGAGCCACCGCGAGAGCTCACCCACGGTCGTCGAGTAGGTCAGCGAATCCGACGCCCGCACGTTGAGCAGTGACGGCACCACCCCGAACGCCCGGGCGACTTCGATGTTGGCGACCTCGATCGATTCGACGAGCTGGGAGTCGACGGCGTTGGATCCGATCGCCTCGAGGCGGCCGCCGCGGTCGATCACGGCCGGTTCGTGACGGCGGTGAAAGGCGTCGAGGAGGGCCCGTTTCGTCTCGATGCGCTGCGTCGACGACAGGGCCTGTTCGATCACCAGGGCCAGCGACGGGAACCCGGCCTCCCAGAACGACCCGGCCATCTGCCACAGCGCGGACAGGTACTCGACGGCGCGCAGACACCCACCGATCGGGCCGGTCCCGAGCTCGCCGGCCCGCGAGACGCGCCACGGCACCCAGATCGCCTCGTCGTAGGGGGCCAGGCGGCGGCCCTGCCAGAACACGTCCACGAGACGGGCGCCGGTCGGGTCGAACACGCCGGCCGCGTTGGCGGCGTCGACGACCTGCACGGCCATCGGCCAGTCCGCGGCGTCCCACGCCACCGGGATCAGCCACACGTAGCCGGGGCCGGTCAGGTTGTTGACCATCCGGTGCAACGTCAACCAGCGCGGTTCGAACGGGTCGGGGCGGATCGTCAGCGGCGGTTGCGGCGTGGTGGGCAGGTTGCCGCGGTAGTTGACGAGCGGGAGCTGGGCGACGGTGTTGGCCAACAGGTCACGGGCCGACGTGACGACCGGGAGCTCCCACGGTGACAGGTCGCCGATGCCTTCGCGGCGGGCGACGGCGTCGGCGATGATCCGCTCGAGCGGGCCGAGCGGCTCATCGGCGGCGGCGGCACGGGCGGCGGCGGCACGACGACGCAACGGCATTGTCCGCGACGGTGGTGTAACGCGCGCCGCGGCGTCTATAACGCGTCACGCCGAATCGGCCGCACCGTAGGTACCACCCGGGCCCGTTTCGCGCCGCACACGGCCACACAGCGGCCAATGCCGAAGTCGAAATGCGACATTCGGTGTGGAATCTCCTCCGCGAATGTCACTAGGTGATGCCAGGGGCCCGGTAGGTGCCGTCGCGCAGCACCCACGCGGCGAGGGTGGCGGCGATGAGCGGGCCGGCGCCGGGTTGGCGGCGGTCGAACAGCCACGATCCGCCGGCGCGGCGACGTCGCCCGGCGGCGA